ATGTTAGTCAATAGGATGGGTGGTTCTTAGTGATAACATAAATGGTGAATTGATAATTTAAAGAAAGTGTTGACAAAGGTGTGCACATGTGTTATAGTTAAAGCATCAAGAGATATAGCTTTTTAAAGGAGGACGAAGTTATGATAAAAGAGGAATTTGAGAACTTCATCGGAAAACAAGTAAGCGATAAGGATTACGAAGTGATTGATCGATTGTCTGCATTTTTACCGGCTACCTGTGAGGAAGAAGGAACGAGACAGATTGCGAGCGTTTATAATGTTGGTGGTATGGCGCTTATCCGTGATGTGCTTGAAACGGCAGATATTATGAACAGTTTGAAAAAAGAACTTGAGAAAGTCGTAGCAGACTTTGAAAAAGTATTAAAGATAATGGGATTGAATTAGTTGGTAGGATGCTGGCAATTTAAAAGGAGGAAATAAAAATGACAGTGCAAGATTTATTATATGCATGCGGCAACGTTGATAAGAAAATGTGTATTACAGTAGTACAAGCAACTGGAAAAGAACTTGTTTCGCGGAAAAAAAGGATTGCTTTTTATGAATCGTCAGAGTCACAAGAAATATTAAAAATGGAAGTTGATTACTTTAAGGTATTCACTTCTGAGATTATTATTTTAGTGTAAGGAGAGGATTAAACAATGAAAGATTTCTTGATTACATGTTTCATATTCGATTTATTTGTAATTTTAATGTTAATAATATATGTATTTGCATAATAGAAAAGGAGGGTGGCCTCCTTTTCTATTTATCAATTGTGATATTATTTTCGGGGTAATACGGTTGTAGAATTAACTTCAGGCATTTTCCAGAGGTACAGGCAATTCAATAGCTGTTAAAGTAGCAATTCCGTTAATGTCTGGTTTACCTCCCCCATAGACAAAGAATAATTCACCATAAATAGGCTGATTGGCATTTACTTTTGTAATAATTGTTATTGTAGGGCCGCCAGTTGTTGACGGTTTACTACTTTCGGAAGTCTGATATGCGAGATTAGTATTAACTCCACTTCTCAGTCTTATTGTTGCTGCACCTTCAAAATTTGCATTGATTGTTGCAATGAAAGTAATAATCATGAAACATGTGTGGTCACAAGTAAACGCGGAAATTGTATTCCATGAACCATTTGTTGTATTGTCTTTATTTAATACGTCTGCCTGGTAATAATATCCGCTATTTCCTGTATATTTAATATTTCCATACATATTCAGATATTCAAAGTTCGTTGGATATGTAATCTCACTATATACATTATTATATACTCTGCTTTTTTCTGTGTTATCGAAGTTACTAATTTCCCCTCTAATACTACCACATTTATTGTTATAAATATCATTAGCTCCACCTGTAATTAATTTACTTGAAGCTCCATGATAAATAAAAATGTCATAATTTTCTTGGTCAATAATTGCATTATTTAACACAATATTATCATGAATTGAGCATTTATAACAGTCGTAGTCTGCATATAATCCTGTATACCCACATGATGTAATAATATTATTGGAAATATTGCTATATAATCCATTAACGAAAATTCCATATGATGCGAAATTATCTATTGTATTTCCAGTTATATTATTATTTGAAGAACTAGTTCCTTCTGCAATTCCTATTGATATTCCCCGTCCATATGCCGTATCAATATTAGTAACAAAATCATTTCTATTTCCTGTAAAATTGTTATTGATAATTTGTGTATTGATTATCGTCTGGTTAGCGATAAAAGCAAAACCACTCATACAGTTATTTGCTATATTATTAGAAATAGTACTGTAATTTAAGTTTATAAATCGAAAAATATTTTTAATGTTATTAAACTGGCATTTGTTAATAATAACGTGATACAAAGGGGCACTTTCGTTTGAATTTCTATTACCAATTGCGCAATCTTCTGAGCTTAAAACGTTGTAGTTAATTTTTTCGGGGTGCGAAAAGTTGCAGTTTTCGATTGTAATTTCCGTCGATGGAGAATTATCATAAGGGCCGAACCAGTTATATGAACCATAGTTTGTTGCCGCGTCCAGCTGAATCATTTCATATGAAAAACTAGTAAGAGCGTCGAATACACAATTACTAACCCAAACTCGTTTGCTACTGATAATTTCAAGAAAATGCCAGTCCTGTTTTACGTTGTTTGCAATTCTGCTTTCAAAAGTGCAATCGCAAATTCTGATATCAGAACAATGACATACGCTTATAATTGTCTGATTTATTCTCAAACTTCTGAATCGTAGTGAATCAAACGTAATAAAATTATTTGCTTCATACCCGCCTAACGTTCCGTTAGAATCATTGATGAAGAAAACCATATTGCTTGTAGTACTTTGAATCAGTGCCCTATATCCGAAAACATAGGTATTAGATTTAACTTTAATAGTTTCGCTGATTAAATAATTTCCTTTTGGAAAATAAATAAAAGCATCTTGAATTGAAAAAGCTTTTTTTATTGCTTCTGTTGAATCTGTTTGCGCTGTGTTATCGGCTCCGCAATCAGTAACAACATTTACAAAATTTGACATTTTATTTAATGCTTTAAGAGCATTTTCTCTTGCGATAACATCTTTTACATTGGCTATCTGCCCAAGAACATTAAATTTTTTTACATCGCTCATATTGTCTCCTTTCTAATTATATAAAAGCATAAGTTCAACTCTTTACGTCTTTTTTGAGAATAATAGTTTCTGTGCTTTCATCATAAATAGCATTAATAATTAAATTATTAAACTGTGCGTCAATATATTCTGTAAGTGCCTTGTCTAGATTAGTATTTATAAAGTCGGCAATTTCATTCACTTTAGTTGTGAGTTTGCATACCTGCTCATAATAACTAAGACTATCATCATATGTTAGCGGTAAAATTTTTGCACCGCATGGATATAAAACTTTATCCATATATTAACCTCCTACCATAACTGAATAAATAATGAATTTAATTCATCAATTATCATTTTATCAATATTGATAATAGACTTCCTAAACTCAATCAAAAGTTGTCCATAATTTTCACTATTATTTTTTCCCATTACATTTTCTGTCCACGTTTCTGTTGTTTCACTTGTTCCTTGTTCGGCTGTTGTTCCACTGGAGTTTCCCGTATTCACCGTTGTTCCCTTATTTGTCTTTGTCCCTTTATCTGTGTTAGTATTTGTGTTAGTTCCTTCTGTAGTAGTTCTTCCATTTTCATCGCTACTATTAGTTACGGTGTCGGTTCTTGAAATCATACGAATGTCAGTAAGATATTTATCTGATTCAATACCAGCAATTCCTCCTTGTGGGGTATCGTTAAATTTATTTGTTTCGTTAAAGTTATTATTATTGCTTGTTTCTGAATTATATTCACTTGTTCCCTTAACAGTGTTTTTTCCGGAATCCGTTACTGTTCGATCATTTGTTTCTTCGTAATCATCCGTTTTATTATTAGTACTAGAATTAGTTGTGCTTCCGCTTTTAGTATCGGTTCCTCTTGTCGTTTTCGTAAAGGTTGTTGTTATATTTGTATTGTATAAGGGGTTAAATTCATAAACAGTGGTTTTGTATAATTGGTTGTATGTAGGCATAATTTCGCATAGAGTAGCGTCAAGCCACAACTGCCATAAACCAACGGTTTCTGCACAAATTTCTCGTGTATAATAAGATCTCAAGATTTTTTCGCAGAGAATCTTTCTATAGCTTTCATCGAAAATTTCCCAGTTAGTTGTGAAGATTTTATCCCAAGACTTGTCAAGTACAGAATTGATATTATTGAATCCGACGCTTTCCTGTAGTCCTGCTTTTTGCTCACAAATATATCTTACTTCTGTTGTGTACTTACTCATTGTCTTCACCTCCTAAAGTAGGAGCATCTAAACCAAGGTCTACTTGTCCGAGTTCGTCAATTTCATCTCTTATAGTCACCTCGATATTTGTCCCGAACATAGTATTTATTTTTTCTACCGCATGTTGCCGCTCAGATAATCTTGAATATCTATTAGCGAGAGTTCCGCCAAGACCTCTTAGAACCTCATCTTTAATTAAACGTTCTTTTTTCATAACGTTTGCAGATGGAATACCTAAATATGTGAGAGCTTCGTTCCACAAGTTTGTTTTTAAATCATAAATTTTGTCGCATACAAAAGGTGCGTCTGTTTTTAAACAAATAACAGAATTTTCATCAAAGGAACTGTCAGCAAATATTACAGGACTATTTCCATCCATCTCTTTAAACGCGTTCAGTAGTGTTAATCTTAGTTTTTGATCGCATTTTAGCAAAACAGGTGTTTTTTGAGCGTTGGCATTCACATCAATGATTCTGTCTAAATTGTAAAGTCTCTGTGCAAATAATTCAATAACCGGAAAAGTCGGAGTCCTGTCCATGTTATTCCATATAATAACACTATCGGTATCATATAATGATTTACGATAATTATTATACTTAGAATATGCTACGCGTCTAACAGGTTCGCCATAGACGTTAAAATTTCCGTTACATACTACGTCTAGGGCAAGGTTTCCAACCACTTCGTCATTGAAATATACAGCCCCCGCGTTATAAAACAATGACTGTTCAATATAGCGACTATCAATAGTGGAAGGTATGTTCTTCCATTCAAACATACTAATAGAAATCTGCCGTAGAATAGAAAGATACTGCCCGTATGATCGCATATTGAGATTTAATGAGTCACTAAAGTAACTTTTCTTTTTGCTCAAAATATCACCTCCTTACGACGGGCTGTTATCAAGGTCATAGTTTCCAATTTCCGTGTGTTTTTTCCAGAATCTACAACCAGAGTTGAAAATATTTTCGATTTTTCTTGCATCGTCAGACGGCAAATTTCCTTCTACAATACAGTCCGTAGTTTTCACATACGTCCAATGAGGCCTTGCGTTCATGTTTGGGGTAGCAGTTCGGCGTACTGCATATCCAAAAGCTGAAAAATAATCGTCGATTACTTTTGCATACGCTTTTGTAATGCATTTTTCATAGATTCTGAAACCCTTCTGCTTTGTGGCAAGCAGGAAATCACTTTCTTGTGTTCCCTGATTTCTTGTTCCCATTTCAACAGGTACAGTATTAACAGTTAATAAATCAACTACTTTTCCTATGCTATTACTAATGCCACCAAACAATGCGCCGCCGATAGCACCGAGGATACCTCCGCCAGCTCCTGCGGCTCCACCGCTGATTGCCCCTTTTGTAAAGCTGTTAAACAAGCTGTTCGGTGCAGATGTATTTTGCTGTGCAGTATAGGCACGGTATGTATCAATGTTGTAGGCGCATAAAGGAAAACTTGAGAGACTTACCCGTTCATCAATTTCTAACTGTCCATTTCCTGACATGGACTGAACCTTATAATTGATTGGCATAAAAAGAGCCTGTGTTGATGCTCCGAAAGATGCCTGTTCTGTGAAACTATATGTTCCACTACTTGCATTTCCCGGCACTGTGTTGAAACACTCATATTTATAATCTTTTCTGTCACCTTCTCCATTGCTTACTTCTGCATATTTATAGGGATAGCAAAAGAGTTTATTATTTTTTGGAACGTAGCCGTCAAGTGTGTTATAAGGTTTATTATTTGTGTGAGTCTCCTTGTATCGGTCTTCTATCGGAGTGCCGCCGGGCACTACATATTTAGCCGGAAGTGAATATATTTTAACAATATTATCTGCTTTATTTTTGTCAATTAAATCATTGATATATTTATTTGCAGATTCTGCCGTTACAAAAACGGAGATTACACATCCGCTATAAACTCCGCCAGCAATACCGCCGCCGGAACCGCCGGATTCTGCCGCTGTCACTATAACGATAGGATTAAATGACGTTGTTCCGGTAAGTGTGTAATCATGAATACCTTCAATCACATGTTCTCCGTAGTTTACTCCCTCATCAAGAATATTAACGCCGATCGAATCATCTGTCACATGCTGCCGCTCAACAAAGCATTGCTTTAACTGAAAGGCTCCCATCCACGTTGTGAGATAGTCAATCTCAAAATGGATTTCCGTCATTCCGTTCGAACGATATTCAATTCCAGTGATAAATGCATAAAACCACTTATTTTCATACGATGTATTTTTGTATCGTAAATATCCTGCTGAAAGGATATTGGCAATCGGAGTTCCAATTTTGATGACACCTTTTTGCTGTGATACATACGAAAAGTTGGTTAAAGTTGCTATTTTTCCGATATTTGAAAAATATGAATCTTTTGCAGTTGTTGAACTAAAATATAATGCGTTATCATAATTACCAGATAAACCAATATCTGAAAATAATTCTATTGTACTGTTAGGAGTTATATACATTATTCCACCCTCTTAAAAATATCAATCGTTCCTGCAATATTAAAAGCAGGAATGATAGGCTTGATTCTGTTTACAAACAACTCTGCATCTGATGTAAGTAAAAACGATTAGAATATTTCTATCTATATCTTTCCTTTATTTAATAGAGGGGAATATTATCCCCTCTATATGTTATTCAACCTTAACAAGCTCTACGGTCGCTCCAACTTCGGCACTTGCATTGATTGTAGCAGAATCTTTAGCATTATAAGTAGTTCCATTTACCGTTGCACTTAACACAAGATTAGTCGCAGTAGCACTTGCAGGAATCAGCAAAGCTCCGTATTTCTGTACACCTACACCGGCTTTTGTTGCCTGTTCTGTCTGAACTAACTGAACATTGTGGGGTTCTAAGGTAGCTCCGTCCACCTGCGGTTCCAAACAAAGAACTGTAGCGGTTTCAGAAATGGACTTATCGACCACCTCAAACGTGATACTAGCGGGAAGACTAGTTGTATCGGTATTTGCAACAAACACAATGGCGTTAGCAAACTGGGAAGAACTAATCGTTTTCCATGTGTGATAGAAGTAATTCCAATACAGCCCCGATGCCACATATTTTTCAGTAAATTTATTCATATTATCATAGCACTGAAACCAATTTTCATCCAGCAAAACCGCTTTTACATCTGCCATAAGCGCGAGTTCGGTGGATGTTACTTCTTCGATGCCGTCGGAGTAATCGCGGATAACACTGAATCGTTCATTGTCAAACGTTGTAAAATCATCAATCAGGAAAAGGCTTCCCATGAAAGTAGCTTTGTCCATGTTGAATGCGGCGGCTAAAACTTCGACGTCATATTTTGCGTTGAAATCAGAGTCCATGAAAATGACCTGTCTCTCGCGAGGAGTATTGTTTCTAACAGATGCCGCGTTGTAGGTCGTTTTCGGAAACGTGATCGCGTTGGATTTTGAACGAAAAGCGGTTGCGTAATTTGACATTTTAGAATCATCAACTGATACAGGGTACATCTGCCCTTTTGTAACTGCTTTAATAATCAAATATTTGAACAGCAAAAACTCATCGTACTCAGCGGCAGTATAAACTGATTCCACAATTTTAGCGATTAAATCAGTTACTCCCTGTTCGCTCAGAAAAGCTCTTCGTAAATCTTCGTCCTGAATGGTTACCGGGTACATAACACGCCAGTTCATGATGTGAAACTGACTGCGTACATCAGGAAGAGAACGCTTAAACTCTCTACCCTCTCCTTTGTCTGGGTCGTAATCAACTACTTTTGCAATGCTTACAAAAATATCTTCGACCGTTTCACCGAACTCCAGATATCCTTTTTTCAGTCTGAAATACGGGTTGTTAAATGTTACGCTCTGCGCCCGCACTAATGCAATACGGTTCACCAATGCGTTTAAAAACTGGTTTGCCAGTGCTGGAGTTCCGCAGATAATTTCTCCTACTGACGGAATCTGAGTTGCCTTTTCTACCACGGGAACGCTCTGCTGATAATCGTAACTTGCATTCTGACGGATTACATTTAAAATGTCAATGGTACTCGCATTAAGAGTACTCTGTGCAATTCTCTTAGCCATAGTTATTTTACCTCACTTTCTACAGTAAATAAATCCTCGAATTTTGTAGGTGATTCATTGTGTTCAATTTCGGGTTCGTTCTCGGGGCTATCATCTTCTTTTCCCTCAAAACGTTCCTTGTAACGCTTGCGCCACGAAGCGTCATTCTCTTCGTATTTTGTTTTCCAATCTTCAGTATCTAAGAATGAATCAAGAGTATCTGATACATCCTCCAACAATGAAATATTATCGTCACTTAAATTTTCTCCAAAACTTGCGGTAAGTCTTGCGACTAAATCTTCTTTTGTTGATACAGCCATTTTATTAACTCCTTTCTTAAATAATCCTTCTCATGAAAAACCATAATGGCATACTTTTTCCTATATTGCCCGGTGTTGGCCCAGGAGGCTCAGGTTCCACTCCTCCAGCCCACCAGTATACAAGCATTACATTTGCATGTGCGGCACTTCCGGTGGGGTCTTGATAGAAATTGCCGGAAGTCTGCTTCCACGAAGACGGACTCGCAGATTTATTATCGTAAATAAACTGATAATAATTTTGCGCGTATGCAATACGCTCAGTCAATTTATTTCCGGGAACACCTTCCCAACATGCCAGAAACTCTTCTACTAGTAACGGTAAATTCGTGCTTGTTGATGACAAAAATTCAGATAAATTGTTATAACCCATCACTGAATTTGCGGCTGTCCAGTAATTTTCGTGCAGTACAAAATTTAACTGCCCGTATAAATCTCCGTCAGAATATCCCTGACTGGTGACCCATGTATGCAGATTATAACAACGACCATGCGGAGTTCCGACGTTAGTCCACTGTCCTAAGCCAAAACCACCTATACCGTCATACTGGTATTCGTGATCCCACGTTGTAGGAATTAGAGACTCCCATATTCCCGGATTCATGCCGGATTCCCACGCCCAGCAACCGCACATGGCGGCCACCACATAGGGACTAATTTTTCTTTCATCTGGCATTTTTTATCACTCCTTGTATTTATTAAAAATGGGCATCAAGTCATTTACGCAATGCTGAATCTTCGTATAATCATAGCCAGCTCTTTTTAATGCTTTTTTTCTATCTTCTCCATTTCCATACGTTCCGTTAATAACTTCGATTGCGACAGCAATTGTTTCTGGGATTCTAATAAAACTTACATCAGCCATTTGTTGTCCTCCTTTGAAATATGAAAAATTGACAAGAGTTTTTCTGGTAAAATGTCAGTAATTTTAGCAAGGTTTTCAATGATTGAAACTACTTCTGTAAGGCAAACAAAAGAAATTACAATCGGAAGTAATTTAATACTTAGGACAAAACCTACTTCACTTCCGTATGTATCAATCATTAGTGCCAAAAAATAACAGATTAAGAAACCAATTTTTTTAAAAATTCCGTCACGCAGTTTCGTTGACTGTAAATCTTTTACTTTAACTGCTGAAATTAAACCGGTTACTAAATCTGTTAAATTAAAGAGCAATGCTACACCGATACTATGCATGTATTCACCACCTTTACATTTAATTGTATTTATGTTACAATATAAATATATCATAAATAAAAATATATGTAAAGGAGTGTGTACTATGAATTTGCAAAAATATAATCATTTTATATCAGACGATAAAATTCATTATAGTGGAAATTTACTATTATCAAAAATAGATAAAAATGGAAATAAGCCAGAAACGTATATTTCAACGACGAACCGTTGCGGAGGAAAAACAACATGGTTTGGGGGATACATTTTAAATAAATTTTTAACAAAAAATGAATTGTTTTGTATTTTAATGAGGAAAAAATATCAGCTTGAAAAAGCAGTTTCTTTTATGGCATATTTTCCCAGCGCGTTATCAGTTTATTATCCTGATTTAGAGATGAAAGAAGAGGTAGGAATTAAAGGAGTATTCAACAATATCTACATTAGACTTCGGGGAAAGGAAAATGAATGGTTTCTTTGCGGGTATAGCACTTCACTAAATTCCAGTGATGATATACGAAATTTTTCAAACGTTTTTAATCATGTTACAAGAATATGGCTCGACGAATTTCAGCCGGAAAGTGGTGATTATGTCAAAGACGAAGTAAAGAGAGTTTTTTCTATTCATACATCACTGGCAAGGGGCGGTGGCTCGCAGAGTAGATATTTACCTCTTATATTAACCGGAAACTTAATTGATGTAAACAACCCTTATTATGAACACTTTGGAATAAACCGCGATATAAATATTGAAACCAATTTTTATAGAGGAAATGGCTTTGTTCTTGAACAAGGTTTTAATAAAAGTGCCGCAGATGCTCATTCAAATAGCACATTTAATCAATCTTTTTCAGAATCTGATTACAGTAAACTATTAACAAAAAAAGAATATTTAAAAGACGATAACACTATGATTTTAAAAACTCCTAATTTAAAAGGTGATTACTTATTTACTATTAAGTATTATGATAAATATTTCTCAATTCGTTACTTGTATGGTCTGGCGTTTTACTATGTTAATGAAACTGCTGACTTGACATATAACTTTGCACTTGCTGCAAGAAAAGAGGACTTATCGGATGATTGTATTTTTGACGGAAATAATCGTTTTAAAAAACGAATGAAAAAAATATATCATAATAATATGGTTCGATTTTCAAGCTATAAGGCGCGAGAAGCTTTTCTCGAATTTATTAAATAAAAATTACCCCGCCGAGAGAAGACGGGGTAATTTGTTTGGATAATGACTGTTTTTATTTAGCGCACCGTGGGTAGATACAAAAATGAATCTACAGTTACTTATACACAAACTTTTCAATGATTATAGACTACTAACAAATAATCTTTACTTCGGATATTATCCTTTATTTGCCGTTATTTCTATTATCGTAAAAAAAGTTTGTTCCTATTATTTCAATGGAATCACTCCTTTCCTTATTTATATTTATTATATCACAATCCTATAGAATTGTCAATAAAAACCGCCGGAGTTTTAATCCGGCGGCTATATAAGGAAAAGAGGAAAGAATGGGGTTCCCCTAACCATAAGGGGCTTATTACTGAAGCGGATATCAGGTGCTTTCTTTTGTTGCCATAGCAATAAAATCTTTCTCAAGCATCTTGTACACTGAGGTAGAAACCTCTTCCTTTGTGCAGGAAACAATAAGAATATCTTTATTTCCTAAGATGGAAATAAGGAGTTTCTTTGCTTCCTTTTTTCCAACTTCTCCATCCAATTTATAAGTATCAAGCTGGCCATTCATTACAAATGTAACTTTTGTATTGTATGTAGCAATCGTTCTTGTAATATATTTTGCCATATCTATTCTCCTTTAATCAGCAAGACTAAGAGTAATAAACTCTCGCCCATTTTTAGATTTTAATTTATCAACTTTAACTGAGAACGGGTCAGTGTCTCCCATATCTGTAAGCGTATCAATAATATCTGATAAAGAACGCATTACGCTTTCCGATCTGGTCGCGTATAATGCGTCGCAACCTGATTCATCAGGCTCAGAAATGATGAGAAGAGAATTAAACACCTCTCCAGTATTTTCATTTATGATTTCCTGTTCAATATAACCTTTAAAAGGAATGATCTTTCCCTTAGCCAACTCTTTCATGGGAATGGCATCATTTCTTGAGGTATAAGACAGAACTTTTCTTGCGGTTAAACCTTCACTTGTTTTAATTACTTTTGCACTCATGTTTTCATTCTCCTTTTTATTTATATTTTGTAGTACCTGCAATAGAGAAGTTCTGACACCGTTTATCATTCGTAAATAAAATCCAGCGGTTTCACCCGTGACAATCTGTATTTTATTATCCGAACCCCTCTATCCGGTACATATATATCTTAGCACATTTTTATATGTTTGTCAACCCCATATATCATCCTTTTCATATATTTCATCATTTTTCAAAGAAGAAATAAGTTCTTCGTACTCATCAGTAATTGATAATTCATACGAGGTTCTTTCCATTGCAATGTATGTTCCGATGTGTAGAATGTTTCCATCAATAGTGAGATCGAAGTTGTCAATATCATTGTATAACAATCGTTTTTTCCATGCTTGCCGATCTTCCAGCGTTCCATCGGCTCCCACCATGAAATGCATACCGACTTTAAAATTTTCGATTTTACCTAAAAGCTTTGCTCCTAGTTTTTTAGGCACTCCTGCTATTGTAATGTGTAATTGATCGTTTTCGTCATCGTACGCGTATTTCTTTGCGCCGAGAGTTGTAAATCGTTTATAAAATCCATCAAAATCCGCGATACCTAAAATTTGTAAATCTCCTTTTTTCGTGTATGCTTTGAACGATACATTACAATTTTCAGCGTATTCAATCCATTGTTTGTTGTAGTTTTCTAATAATTCTTTATAGTTTTCTCCGTTCTCGATTTTAACAGAATCAGTATCGGCATAAATAAAATCTTTGTATGTTAGGTCGATCAACTCCTGTAAACGGACTCTGGCTAAAGCAGTAACCGTTACCCCCCACTGATAATTTAAAAACTTTCCACTTCTTACATCATAATACGATTCAATTTGATTCTTTGCTTCTTCTTCGTTGGGAGTTCGTAATGTTAATTCATTTAAATTCCCCGAAAAATCCGATATATCTTTTACGATTTTCTCAACCATCATGCCGAACGATGCATTTACACGGTTTTTTGACTTCATGTATTCATACTCAGAACCCTCAATACCCTTTAGCTCTGTTTTCTTTGTATACCAACTCGCACACTCTTTTCGTATTTCATCGGGCAAATATCCTTTTGTTGTGTAGTATGCCTTTGTTATTTTCATTTTACCTACATATTGATTCTTAATAATGGTATATTCACAACCCAAAAAACTAAATTCAAACGATTCCTTTTGCGATATCAGGCGGCCATTATCAAAAATACCTGTATTGTATGCAGATGCTGGGCATATCATTTTTGACTTTGGAATGTATGGAACGGGTGTTTTAATATTATCTCTTAACTGAACATCCTCAAAAACAGCTTCAAAAATACACCAGTAATTTTTGATATAGTAATCAATTCCATCTGGTGTCTGAACAGAATTGGTACATTCCATCAATCGGCCAGACGGAAAGTGGTCTGAACATATCATTACAGCCGGATATGATGATGCAAAATCATATGATGTTACATTAGATATTATTCTACCTACTTTATAGCGGTTAGCATGTGTATTGCCACCACGAAACGCTTTCAACAATAAGTTATACTGCTCTAGTGTTATCTTTTCTTTATCCATGTATTTTTGTCTATATGTTTTTTTCTGCTTAAATTTTGCTTCTGATTTAGCACGGTACGACCCTCCGTTGTATGTACTTCCTAAACACGCTTTTTTATATGATCGTCTGACATATCCCGTATTTGTCATTGGAATTGTTTTAAGATTGTCACCTTCTTTTGCCATTATTGACATAACAGCATGATACAAAGTGATTACGTCCATTCCAGAGTAATATAGAATTTCATCCGATAATTCAGACCACGGATAGCGAATAATTTCATAGTCTATTAGCTCTTTGTCTTTCTGATATTCTACCGAGTTGTAATTTTCGCAAAACTTAGCTAATGACATATTAGACAACAGGTAACTGTCGCGAAAAATGATCGTATCAGAATTTAATTCAAATTTTGCTACTTTTCTATTCTTTACAAGGAAAACCTTAGTAAAATCTATATTTAAAATTGACTTTAAAAACTGATACTCGAAAGAGAGATTGTGTACATAGCAAACAGCTTGAATATTATGCTTTAACAAAACTCTCTCTATTTCAGAAAAAAGCATATAACACTCAGTTCGTGTCCTGCAAAAGAAAACAGTGTCGAGCAAATAAAGCTGATATAGATAAGGAAAACCTAACATGTATTCCTTCGGGTTATGCGGATCGTTTTCTGGCATCGAAGACGTTTCAATGTCAAAAGTTAAAGGAGTGGATAACAGTGCTTTACCTTTTTTGTTTAAGAGAAGACCGTCATTATTCACTAAGTAATCTATTTTTTTCTCTATTGACTCAAAGGAATATGTATAATAAAAACCAGATAGACGGCTATCTGGCAGTATATCTGGTTTTCTTAAATACGGCATTCTTACACACCCCCTTGTTAATAGTTACTAAAATAGAATCCAGTTTTTATCTTTATTTTGCTCTAATGAATTTCTAATGTAGTCTGCTAGTGTTTTATCAGACTCTTGAATTTCATCGTATATATCTTTAATAGATTTATTTCTATTATCTATTTTTTGCATACCTATTGCTAAAATCAGCTGGTCACTGTCATACTTATTTTTAGATTCTACCCCTTTAGTAGTGCCTAAAAAATTAAGCATTTCAACTATTTCATCACTTGACATTCTATCAAGTTCAGGATATTTTTCTTTTATTGTTTCTACTCTTTGCCTCTCTATTTCCACTACTCCTTCTAAGGTTGCGGATTTCCAGTTTCTGACTTTCTTTAATAACTGTATTGCTTCCTCGTAGTTGCTAATTTTCCTAGATTTTAAACGATGCAGTAGATTCCCTCTTTTACCAATTGCACCTGAACTGATTGTAGATTTTATATAATCTACAGTTTTCGACGTTTTTCCAGCTTTTTTAATTTCCTTTGCCCTTTCATTAAATTCTTTAACTAATGCTCTGTATTCACGCTCTAATAAATCTCTTCTGCTAACTTTCCTAGCCATATTCAATCCTCCAATGTATAAATTTATGCTCTTTTAATTAATTTCAAAATTTTAACCTTAAAATCAAATGTAGACTCTGCTATGATACTAACCATATTGTTATTGTAATAACAATTAGTTTTTACCATAATTTTATCATGATCGATTTTCATATTCAATGAACTACAATTAAAACCCAACTCATTAAGCTTTTCCATGATATTTATTTCTATTACTCTTTTAAACGTATAATCATTCGCACAATCTGTGATTAATGAATCAATGTATTCGCTCTTTGTTTGATTGTTAACCTCACTTTCATATTGCAGTATTTCAATATTTGTTTTATTTAATGAAACTGTTATACGTTCTTTATACTTTGAAATCATCTTTATTTCCTCCTTTTTAATTTGCTATATCTCTTGATGCTTTAACTATAACACATGTGCACACCTTTGTCAACACTTTCTTTAAATTATCAATTCACCATTTATGTTATCACTAAGAACCACCCATCCTATTGACTAACAT